GTGGGGGTGCCGCGTCGGGGCGCGTTATAAAAACCCATAACTACCCTAAGCTATAAAGTGTTACGCTCGCCAGCTCTATATAAAACTAAAATGGAATCACAAAAACCTTCAATGCAAAAAAATCCGGGAGAAAATTTTACGACTGTAGAGGTCGATCCAATAACTGGGGAATATTATGTGACTATCCCCGAGTGGATACTGAGTGAGTATGGGTGGTATGAGGGCACTGTAGTGAATATGGAAGTTGAGGGCAACTGTATTATCATTACAGAGGTCAATGAGGATTGAGTCATTGACACTCACTACATAATGTTGTATGATCACTGATGTAACGTTACTTTCTTATGGCTAAAGGATTTACTGTAAAAGCAAAAGCCCCAAAACCTTCTGAGACTACGGAGGAATGGGATTACAATAAGGCACGGGAGATGATCCGTGGGAAGTCTGTAGTATTCTGTCTTCCTGGTCGCGGAGTGTCTTATACGTTTCTGAAGAACTTTGTTCAACTTTGTTTTGACATTGTGCAGGCAGGGGGAAGTATTCAGATTTCACAAGACTATTCTTCCATGGTAAACTTTGCAAGATGCAAGTGTCTTGGAGCAAATGTCTTACGTGGTCCTGACCAGGTTCCCTGGGATGGCAAACTCAACTATGATTATCAGTTGTGGATTGATAGTGATATTGTTTTCAACACTGAAAAGTTTTATCAGTTGATTTTGTTGGATCAAGATATTTCGAGTGGATGGTATTGTACGGAAGACGGGCAAACGACTTCTGTTGCTCACTGGATGGAGGAGGATGACTTCCGCAATAATGGTGGAGTCATGAATCATGAAACCATCGAAACGATGTCACGTCGTAAGAAACCATTCACCTGTGATTACGTAGGATTTGGATGGTTGATTATCAAGTATGGAGTCTTTGAGAATAAGGATATGAAGTATCCTTGGTTTGCTCCGAAGATGCAAGTCTTTGAATCTGGTGAGGTTCAGGATATGTGTGGAGAAGATGTAAGTTTCTGTTTGGATGCAAAGGAAGCAGGCTTTGAAATCTGGTGCGATCCTCGTATCAGAGTTGGTCACGAAAAGACAAGGATTATTTGAGATGGCTAACGAATCTTACAATGTTTATCGTAAAGGGCGTAAGATTTACACAAACTTGACACAGGACGAATATTTCGATATTATGGAGGACCTGTCGATAGAGTTTTATCAGACAGGCTCTCCAAGTCCTGAAGACTTATACACTGAGATTATTAAGGAGGATTGATTATGGCTATGCGTAAAGGTGGCGGTTATGTGGAGGGTGCTCCAAAGAAAACTCGTCAAGGAGCAGGTATGAATACCAAATATGCCGCTACTTCTCGCAATAAAGCGAGGAAGAAGTATCGCGGACAAGGTAAAGGATGACCTACAATTTAACACTTTACACCTACCTCGCGCCCAGCAAAGTCTGTGGTGGGGTGGGTGTTTTTTCTTTGGTGGATATTCCAAAGGGAACAGTTATATTTGAACCAACAAAGGAAGTTAAAGTTCCATGGAGTTCCATACCAGATAATATACATGAAAGGGTAAGATCAATTACTCTTAATGACGAATATGGTTTCTGGATTGATTGTGACCTTAACAAGACCTACGCTGCTTATTATGTAAATCATACTGATGAAAATGAAAATGTAAGGTATAACTATGAAAATGGTTCTTGGTATGCCACAAGAGATATTCTAAAGGATGAAGAACTACTCAACACGTATGAGGAGGATGAAAAAGATTGGCTTACTTAAACCACAGTTTACCAGATTGGTCTTGTTACATCCGTAATGAGTTTCTGTATAATCACAAGAAAGGTCATGGTGAAGTCACTAAGTGTGATGTGCATTCTGTTGCAAGCATAGAAAAACGTGTACCTCTATTCGAAGCATTCTTAGAGAATGGTGTTAACTGGACTCGTCGTCCTCTACATGCATTCTGTTGGCGTCCAGACGCAGAGATAGAACCATTGGAGGATATAATGTACTGGGACTGCTTTTCTCCTTACATTGACGTTCAGAGAAGGCACAGATTGGCAAATTTAGATGCACAATTGATTCGACCAGATGGAAAAAAAGTCTTAGGGACTTATATGTTCACTTTGGATTGGTCTTGGGAAAACAAAGGTATGCCAGATTTGAATTTTTCAGAGACACCAGAGCATAAATGTGCTCATTTATTCAAGGTTGAGACTGGAAATTATTATGCATATCCAAATAATCGGATTATCTGGTACGATAATGCATGGGTTTTTAATAGAATTGAAAAAAATCCCGGTTACGAAATTGATCTGACAGTTTACACTGTAGAAAATATAAGAAAACTAGAGACTTCCGATCATTATATGTACAAAATTACCGATCTGGAGCAAAAATAAATAGCGTTAAGGGATAGCAACCCCTCTAAAAGTTCTGTTTTTTTATAAAACAGGAGCTAAAATGGGTAATTCACCTGTCGATAGGAACAGAGAATACATGAGAGAAATGTGGGGAACCACTAAACTCGCCTCAGATTATGGTTCAATGCAACATAATGACAAAAAAAGAGTTCTAACAGAGGTAATGCACGATACTGCACCTCATCATGACCTCAAAAAACAGACTGAACTCCACGAAAAGATTCGTAATGATGAAGATTATGATGATTGGGAGTATGGAACAGAACCAAACTACGGAAATCCTTGGACGTAAGTATAAATAATCCCAAGAAAACGTCTTACCAATGGCAAATACACGGGTATCGAGAGCATTTAAGGACATTAGTTTGTCTTTTGAACCACATCCCGTGACAAAAGACCTGCCTATTCTTAAAAATGAGAATGCAATTCGTCGTTCTGTAAGAAACTTGGTCGAAACGATCCCAACTGAGAGGTTTTTCAACTCACTTTTGGGATCTGATGTCAGATCAAGTCTCTTCGACTTCGTTGATTTTGGTACTGCATCCGAAATTGAAGACCAAATACAGACAGCGATTGAAAATTTTGAACCAAGAGTGTCAAATTTGCGTGTTGAGGTCAATCCACAACCTGATGATAACACTTTTGAGGTCAATGTAATCTTTGATATCGTTGGACAAGACTTTCCTTCTCAAGAATTTACATTTTTACTAGAGGCAACAAGATAAGCAATGCCTTTTACTAAGTTTACCAACCTCGATTTTGACCAAATAAGGACCTCTATCAAAGATTATCTCCGTGCAAACTCAAATTTCACGGATTTTGACTTTGAGGGGTCTAATTTTTCAGTCTTAATCGACACGCTAGCGTATAATACCTATATTACGGCATTCAACTCAAACATGATTGTCAATGAATCCTTCTTGGATTCGGCAACATTGAGAGAAAATGTCGTTTCTCTTGCAAGAAATATCGGTTACGTACCACGCTCTAGGAGCGCCGCTAAGGCAACTATAAGTTTTACCATACAAACAGACGTAGATACCCCAACAGTAACCTTAGACGCTGGTCTAGTATGCGTAGGATCTGCAAATCAGTCGAATTATATCTTCTCAGTCCCAGAAAGTGTAACAACAACTGTCAACTCTGGATCAGCAACATTTTCAGACTTGACAATCTATCAGGGAACGTATGTAAAAAATAGTTTTGTTGTTAATGGATCACTTGATCAGAGATTTATTCTCAATAACTCTTTCATTGATACCTCAACTATTGTTGTTAAGGTAAAAGGAACCAGTGATTCTGGTGAAGGTAAGGAATATTTGTTAGTTGATAATATTTTAAATCTGAATGCAAACTCTGAAATCTATATGATTCAGGAAGTTCAGGATGAGAAGTATGAACTCCTGTTTGGTGATGGATACTTTGGTAAGAAGTTAGAAGATGGTGCAGTGATTACTGTATCCTATGTCATTACTGATGGTAAGGATGGCAATGGTGCTTCTAATTTTGCATTCTCTGGAAGAATCTTAGATTCTTTGAATAACGTTGTTGTTCCAACCAACTCAATCACAATCACAACCGTCTCTGGTGCCTCTAATGGCGGCGATATAGAGAGTGTTGAGTCGATTAAGTACTTTGCCCCTAGGATCTATTCATCGCAGTATAGAGCGGTTACAGCGAGGGACTATGAGGCAATTATACAGATGATCTATCCTAACACAGAGTCAGTCTCTGTTGTTGGTGGTGAAGAGTTAGATCCACCACAGTTTGGTAATGTCATCATTAGCATCAAACCAAAGAATGGTGACTATGTTTCTGATTTTGATAAGAATACTATCCTTGCCAAACTCAAGAACTACTCACTTTCTGGCATCAACCAACAAATCATTGACCTGAAAGTTCTTTATGTTGAGGTTGATTCTGCAGTTTACTACAACAGTTCACAGGTTACCAATGTCAATGACCTTAAGACAAAGGTTACTGACACATTGAATACTTTTGCTGTCGCAAATATCAATAAGTTTGGTGGAAGATTTAAGTATAGTAAGTTGTGTCAGACGATTGATAACACTGACAATGCGATTACTTCTAATATCACAAGAGTTGTCATTAGAAGAAATCTGAAGACATTGATTAATCAGTCTGCTCAGTATGAACTCTGCTATGGTAATGCATTCCATTACAATACTACAGGTTATAACATCAAGAGCACTGGATTCACTCTTGCTGGAAGATCCGGAACATTCTACTTCACTGACGTCCCAGGCGAAAATGGAATGGGCGTCCTTTCAATCGTTAAAGAATCCACCACAGGTGGAAAATATATTGTAGAAGTTAAGTCTGCTGGAACGATTGATTACACCAAGGGTGAGATTATTATCAACACAATAAATATCACTTCTACTACTGCTGCGAATAACGTTGTTGAGATTCAGGCATACCCAGAATCGAATGATGTCATTGGTCTCAAGGATCTCTATTTGAGCTTCTCGGTTGCCGATAGCAAGATAAATATGATTAAGGATACTATTACTTCTGGCGAACAGATATCCGGTGTCGGATATAAGACGACTTCTAGCTACTTAAACGGAGAACTAAAGAGGGTATAAGATGATAAAAACTGGATTTGAGACGAGGGTAAAAGTTCAGCAAATTATTGAGAACCAACTACCAGAGTTTTTACGTTCCGAAAGTCCTAAAGCAGTAGATTTTTTAAAGCAATATTATATTTCTCAAGAATATCAAGGTGGTCCTGCTGATCTGGCAGATAACCTTGATCAATACTTAAGGATTGATAATCTAACTCCAGAAGTAATCACTGGATCTACTACCCTCAGTGCTGGAATCAGTTCCACCTCCGACACTGTTCAAGTATCTTCTACTAAGGGATTTCCTGCCCAGTATGGTCTCTTCCAGATTGATAGTGAAGTATTCACCTATACAGGTATCACTACAAACTCTTTCACTGGTTGTGTCAGAGGATTTAGTGGTATCACCACTTATAGATCAATCTTAAATCCAGAAGAGTTAGTATTTGTTGAATCAAACCAGGCATCGCATACTTCTGGTGCCACTGTAAAGAATCTTAGTGCACAGTTTCTCAAAGAATTTTATAAGAAACTCAAGTATACATTTACTCCTGGGTTAGAGGATGTAGACTTTGTATCTGATCTTGATGTCAATAACTTCATCAAAGAATCTAGATCTTTATATGAATCAAAAGGAACTGAAGAATCTTTCAAGATTCTGTTTAATGTATTATATGGCGTAACACCAAAGGTCGTTGACCTTGAAAACTATCTCACAAAACCATCTTCTGCAGAGTATCTGAGAAGAGAGATTGTAGTTGCAGAAAGAATCTCTGGTGATCCAAGCAAGTTGATTGGTCAGACAATCAAGAAGTCTTCAGATTCTACTACACAGGGATCTGTATCTGAGGTTGAAATCTTCACCAGAGCTGGTATTAGCACTTACTATAAACTTGGTCTCTTTGTTGGATATGATGACAAGGATCTGATTGAAGGAAACTTCACGATTCAACCAAAAGCAAGTGTAATCAATCAAGTTTCTGTTGGCGCTTCAGTAATCACTGTAGACTCAACAATCGGATTTCCTGATAGTGGAACTCTGATCTCTGGCGATAATACGATCACCTACACTGGTAAGACTGTAAACCAGTTTTTGGGTTGCAGTGGTGTTGATACTGCAATTGCTGTAAAGGGTGATGTAAGAACTGATGAGGTATTCTTTGGATATGAGAATGGAGATCTGACCAAGAAGGTTGAGATTCGTCTCACTGGCGTTCTTTCAGACTTCCAACAAATCACAGATATTAAGTTATCTACTGAAGGGCAAAAGATCTACGTCAAGAATGTTGGCGAAAAAATCACCAACCCTGATGTTGATAAGACATATAAGCAACTGTTTGCAAACTCTTGGATCTATAACACCAGTTCAAGATACTTTGTAGATAATATCAGTGGATCTAACTTCACACTCAAGTCCGATATTGACAAGTCGAGTTTGAGAGTTGGTGATACTGTAGATATTTTAGTAGGATCCACAGAAACTGTTTCTCATACTGGAGCAACGGTAGCATCTATTTCTGGGAAGCAGATTACCTTAAACAATCTCATTGGTTTTACTGCAGACTCATCTTTAGATTATTCTATCAGAAGAAATTTAAAGACGGCAACAAGTTCCGGAACTCCTATTCTCTACGGTAATAATCTTTTAACCAGTGACATTCAGAATGTCTACAACGAGAATGATCAATACTTCTATGTTGCATCAAACTCACTGCCATCATACAATATAACTCAAACGATCAAGAAAGCAGTATTGACCTCTGCTAGTGGGTCTGCTCTCCAACAATATAATGTAGATACTGAAAAGTATTCTATCATTTCATTCGATTCCAGTGTTCCATTCATTACTGGTGACGAAGTATATTACACACCAGAAACTACTGCTCTCTCAGGATTACCCGAGGGATCATATTATGTAAAGGTCTTATCACCAAACAACAAGATCAAACTGTATCTTTCCAGATCTTTGATCGTAAGCGATATTCCTATTGAGTTTAGTTCACTGAGTTCCACAGGATCACACACCTTCACTTTAGTATCTCAGAAGGATGATGAGATCAAACCTCAGAAGATCCTCAAGAAGTTTCCACATCAAAAGAATATCAAGATAGGGAATAAGACTGAGACTATTCCTGGATCTGTTGGTATGCTTGTCAATGGTGTTGAAATCACCAACTACAAGTCGTTAGATAAAGTTTATTATGGTCCTATTGAATCCATCGCTCTTTATAATAAGGGTAAAGAGTATGATGTGGTCAATCCACCAACAGTAGAAGTTTCTTCTGGTGCTGGGACTACTGCCTTAGTCAGACCTACTCTTAGAGGAACTCTTGAGGAAATCGTTGTCGATCCTCAAAACTTTGATCTTAAGAGAGTTGTTTCTGCCACTATTAGTGGTGGTAATGGATCTGGAACTATTTTGGAGCCTGTATTAGATGTTAGGTATCGTGAAGTTGAGTTTGATGCAAGGATATCAACCTCAGGTGGTGGAGTTGATATTGTTAATGATACCATCTCATTCACAACACCACACAACTTTACTAATGGCACTCCATTAGTATACAACAGAAATGGAAACACTGCAGTTGGTGTTGGAACATTTGGTGGCAGTAATGCCTATACTGGAAGTGATTTGAATAGTGGATCTGTATACTACATTCAGAGCGTAAACTCAACAACAGTAAAGTTGTATCCAACACTGGGCGATTATACCAGTGGAATCAATACCGTAGGATTTACCACTTCTACTGCTCAAGGTATTCATAAGTTTAGAACATTTGAATCTAAGAAAACACTCAAAAACATTAAGGTTATTCATCCTGGTTCTAACTATGAGAACAAGAGACTGATCGTAAAACCATCTGCCGTATCGGTAATTGATGATAATATTAAGTTTTCAAATCATGGATTCTCTGATGGTGATATCGTAAGATATTCCACCGATGGAACTGTTATCTCTGGTCTTTCAACAGCATCAAGTTACTATATTTTGAAGGAAGATGATAATACCTTCAGACTTGCCAATGCTGGTGTTGGAGCAACAATCAAAACTAACTATGATAGTCGTAACTATGTCAATCTGACTTCTGTTGGTAGCGGATATCAGAACTTCTACTACCCAGAGGTTCAGATTACTATCAATGCGGAGTTTGACGGTGCATCTGGAATCATAACAGCAACTCCTATTATTAGAGGAGAAATCTCAAATCTTTATCTGTATGAAGAAGGTAGTGGATACGGATCTGATGTTTTAAACTTCCACAAAAAACCAAAGATTACATTCAAGACTGGAAAAGATGCAGAGATCAAACCAATCATCTCTGGTGGGAAGATTGTTAGTATTCAGATATCAAACTCTGGATCCGAATACACATCCGCTCCTAAACTTTCTGTCGTAGGTAGTGGTATTGGTGCAAAGTTAAGAGCATCAATATCCAATGGCAAGATTTCGGAAGTTATAATTGTCAATCCAGGATCTGGATACGACTCAAACACAACCGTTGTTGTTGTGTCAAATGGAATCAATGCATATGCAGAGGCAACTGTTAGATCACTGGATGTCAATGTTTATAATAGATTTGGAAGTGAAACATTATTAGATAATCCAAAGAATAATCAAGGTTTAGAATATGGTGTTGTTGGTTATACAACACATATCGGTGCAAGTTTTTCTGATGATGGAACGCAACATTCACCTATCATTGGATGGGCTTATGATGGAAATCCAATCTATGGTCCTTATGCCTATACAGATCCAGAAGATGAAAACTCTGCCATTAAACTTCTGAAGAGTGGATATGTATTATCAACTTCGGATGTAACTGATCGCCCATCATCCTTCAGCTCAGGATTCTTTATTAATGATTACAAGTATAATGATTCTGGAGATTTGGATCAATATAATGGAAGATACTGTAGAACTCCAGAGTTTCCAAATGGAATCTATGCATACTTTGCTACTGTATCTTCAGTAACTTTAGAGTCTAGTTTTCCATATTTTGTTGGCAATACATATAGATCTCTTCCAGTAACCCAAGAAGTAGATCAGAACTTCGATTTCAATAACTCAAATCTTGTAAGAAATACTTTCCCATACAAGGTATCTGATAGATATGCTGATAACGACTTCATCAGTGAATCAAATGAGATTCTTATTCAAAGTGCATCTATTGACTCAGTAACAAAAGGATCAGTAAGTGCTCTTTCTATTAATAAGGCAGGATCTGGGTATGCTGTTGGTGATGTTGCGTCATTTGATAATGAAGGAACGAATGGTGGCGGATTGAGTGCCGATGTTAGGAGTCTGACTGGTAAGACTATAACAAATCTGCAGACCTCAGTAACAACTTACAATTCTGCAAATATTGTTTGGGAAAATGAAAATAAAGTAAGTCTTCATATCGATAAGATCAATGAAATCTTGAATGGAGATAATGTTGTTATTTCTGGTCTATCAACATATGTCAAGGGACTTAATAAGTCGCATGTAGTTGGCGTTAGAACTGAAAGCGTATCGTTGATAAAAGAAGTTCCAAGCAATGCAACTGCAGGTGTTGTGACGGATATTTACCTTACAGATATCCCAAGCATTCTCTCTGTAGGGTCTTCTATAGGCATAGGAACAGAGAGATTATCGGTATTGAATATATTCCCTCAAAACAAGGTTGTAAGAGCAATCAGAGGTCTTGCAGGGTCAGCACACACTGCTTCTACAGAGGTTGTTGCATTTGATGGAAAACTGACTATATCTTTGAATACTCCATATTTTGAATCAAAACTTGATGATAAAGTTTACTTCAATCCAACTAACTCAGTTGGTATTGGAACTACTACTGGCGCTACCATATCTTCAAACTATGCAATAGGTGATGTTACAAAAACTATTTCTATTCCAACTCAGAGCATTTACTTACCAAATCACCCATTCAAGACATCACAGCAGGTTGTTCTTGAAAGAGTAAATGGATCAAATGCCATCTCAGTATCCAATACTGAGAGCAGTGGAACTTTTAACATTCCATCTGGAACAGATACACAAACACTGTTTGTAATCAATAAATCTAAAGATTATATTGGTCTTACAACTCAAGTTGGATTTACAACAAACACTGGTGGATTATATTTCAGATCATTTACATCAAACGCTGATGATACGGATTATAAGTATTCGATTGAATCTAACTACACTCAAGTAACAGGAAAAGTAGAAAAAATCATATCAACGGTTTCAGTCTCAACTTCTCACCTCCTGAATGTTGGTGATAGAGTTACTCTTACGGTAAATCCAGAACAATCTGTTGGCGTTGGGACTTCTACATCCGTCACAGTTAAATACAACACAACAAGTCAGAAGTTGATTATCGATCCAATCGGATTTACATCATCTTCTGTTGTATCTGAAACCAGCAAGTTAAATCTGAGTAATCATGGTCTTAAGACTGGAGACAAAGTATTCTACGATTCATCTAGCACTTTAATTTCTGGGTTGAGCACTGGATCATACTTTGTATACAAGCATGATGACAATAACATTTCTCTGACCAATACCCTTTATGACGCAAACTCATTCCCACCATCGATTGTAAGTTTTGGATCTACTGGAGGAACTGGTCAGGAGTTATCTCTGATCAATCCACAAATAGAAGTTGTTAGAGACAATGACCTGGTATTTAATGTATCAGACTCTTCATTGAGTGGATATAGTCTGAAGATATTCAGAGATAGTAACTTTAATAATGAAATCGTTTCAACAGGATCAACAACCGTATTCAATGTTGTTGGATTTGGAACAGTTGGTGTTTCGACAAATGCAACGCTTACTCTGAAGCACAGCAGTGATTTACCATCAAAACTCTACTATGCATTAGAAAAGTCTGGTTATATTAGCACTTCTGATACAACTGTTAGAAACTCTTCAGAAATACTGTATATTGATAGCTCTTACAATGGATCTTATTCCGTCATTTCTGCTGCATCAACTACATTTAATGTTTCACTGAAGTCTTCTCCAGAGTCCCTATCATATACACAAGATAATACTAGTGTATTAAAGTATAGCACCGCATCCTTAAACGCTAGGGGTGGTGTTGATTCGATGAGAATCACATCTCAAGGATTCAACTATAAGAAACTTCCTAAGTTTATTAGTATTGCTTCAACCATAGGGGAAGATGCTGATATTATTCCTCAGTCATCAGACATTGGTAGAATCAAAGAAGTTACAATCAACGATCAAGGATTTGACTTCTCTGCTGATAAGACCCTAAATCCAGAAGTTTACATTTCACCCATCGTAAATGTAGTTGACAGAAATACTATTGATGGTATCAATATTGTTTCTGGTGGATCAAACTATACTGCAGCACCTGATTTGGTTGTAGTAAATCCAGATACTGGGACAGTTTATACCAACGGAGTTCTTGAGGCAGTTGTTTTAGGATCTTCAATCTCTGATGTTAATATTATTGAGGTTCCAAAAGGACTGAGTGATACTACAAATAAGATTTACAGTGTAAACAATACTAATGGTATTGGCATTAATAGTTGCTTCACATCATCTTCAGGAATAGTTACTTGCGTATTGACAACTCCAATCGCAGGATTTCCAGCAAATAACTTCTT